TGATGTGTCAGGCGAAGGTGTTCAACAGGCCTTGTTAAAATTGATTGAAGGCACCCAATGTCGCATATCTCCGCAAGGGTCAAGACGCACACCCAGTACCGATTCAGTAGAAATTGACACAGCCAACATCTTGTTCATTGGCAGTGGCGCATTTGTGGGACTGGATCAGATTGTAAAAACTCGTGTGCAAGGCACTGCCATGGGCTTTGGAGCACAGCTTGGTTTGACCACAGCCAACACAGCACCGGTTACTCCAGCTGATCTGGTTCGATATGGACTAATTCCTGAATTTGTAGGCAGATTCAGCAATACTGTTGGTCTGGAAGCCCTGACCCGGACACAGCTGATTGATATCCTGACCACAGTCAAGCACAACTTTGTGTCACAGTATCAGTGGTTGTTTGCACAGGATGGAGTAGATCTAACATTTGATACAGCCAGTTTAGAACTGATTGCAGACTATACCATACAATCCAAAACTGGTGCTCGGGGTCTACATAGTGAACTTGAACGAGTGTTGTTGCCACACATGTTTGATTTGCCGCAGTATGCCAAGCTCAACATAAATCGCGTGATTATCGACACTGAACAGGTAAATACCCCTGTCACACTCGCACAGGAAAACCAATGAAATTTTACGGACGATCAGTTGTTGTCAAAGACGGCAACGTAGAAAAAGCTCTACGCAAGTTCAAGAAAAAAATAGCCGACAGCGGATTACTCAATGAACTACGTGAGCGTGAAACTTACGAAAAACCCACAACCCGTCGCAAACGACAAAAATCTGCAGCCCGGAACCGCTGGCGCAAACAGTTGGCCAGTCAACAATTACCAAGGAAATTATTTTAATATGGGCAACTACTACAACAACGCCAACAACTATATTGATCGCATTGATCTTGGAGTCTGGGTAGAACTGGGTGTGGATCGCGGAGAAGGAAGTACACAGTTTTTTTCTCAGTTGGCCAAAGAAAAAGCCACAAGATTTTATGCAGTTGACGCTGACATAGATCAGGTAACGCAACTGCACAGTAAATTATCAGTTGATGGTCGAATACCCGATCACATAGAGATAGTACACAGCACCGGCGAAACTTTTTTACAAACATACAGCAAAACCAATGAAAAAATATCACTGGTGTACTTGGATAATTTTGACTGGGATTACGAACTCAACGAGCAAGGCAACAGCAATGGCCGTTATGAGGATCATAAAGCCAATTATCGTAACAAATTCAACCTGGAAATGACCAATCTAAATAGCCAAGCGGCTCATTTGATCCAGGCTGTATTATTGGTCAGTCTCAATTTATTGTCTAACAACAGTTTGATCATTTGTGATGATACCTGGTATATTCCTCAAGAAGGCATTTACAGTGGAAAATGTTCGGCTGCTATACCTTATTTGCTGAATGCTGGATTTCAAATGGTAGACCAGCAAGGGTCAAGAAATAGTTCTGGTTGTATATTGGCTCGATTTAGCCAATAATCTTTTTCTACAGTGAATTTTAGTGTATAATAAATACTGTTACGAATGCCACATTGTGGGTTCGTAACATGTCACTTGCTTATTAAAGGAGAAAACAATGACTAATCTACAAATTCATACCCTTGATTTACCTTCGTTTGTTAATCAGATTCATCGCCAGACCATTGGCTTTGATCGCGTGTTTGCAGATCTAAATCGCTTAGTTGCCAGCAGCAGGTCCGACGGCAATTACCCTCCACACAATGTGATCAAACTTGATGACACACATTATGTCATTGAGGTAGCTGTTGCAGGATTTGCACAAGACGAAGTAACAGTTGAATTGAAAAAAAACGTGTTGACTGTGACAGGTGAACAGGTCAAACCAAATGATTCAATTGAATATCTACACAAAGGTATCAGTACACGCAATTTTGTACGCACTTTTCCCCTGGCTGATCATATCGAAGTACGTGGTGCCACTGTGCGCAATGGTATTTTATCTATTGCACTGGAACACGTTATTCCCGAAACCATGAAGCCAAAAACCATTGCTATCACCTACGAAAATTAGTATAATAGTGTAAATACAGCAGAGATATCTTCTCTGCTGTACCACAAAAATGTAAATAAAGGAACCAAGATGGCACACACCGATGCAGTTACAAGAATAGCAGTAAATCATTCAATACAAGAACCGTCCATGTTCAAAGTGATCTATCTCAATGATAATCAAACGTCCATGGAGTTTGTGATTGATTCATTGATGAGTTTTTTTGATTACACCCCTGAAACAGCCATAAAAATTACCGAAGACATACACAACACCGGCAGTGCCACTGTTGCTGTATTGCCTTACGAAATTGCCGAGCAAAAAGGCATTGAAGTCACAGTTCATGCTCGCAGTCAAAATTATCCACTACAAGTCAAACTTGAGCCCGAAAAGGCCTAATCAAACAGTCCGGTTCTCTGTTGCTCAGCGATGAGCAAAACAATATAGCTGGAATTTACCAGTGAACCCTATGGACGCATAGGGCTACGGGCATCAGGGAGGACAACTCCCGATCTAAAACTCAACAGTTATTTTTTTTGGATAGTACACAGTCTGGCACCAATCAGTGTTGCCACGACCACGACAGTTGTTGACATAGCGTACTCCATTGCGGTCACGGTCAACTCCTTTGTGGTAATGGCCAAAACACCAGACCTTGATCTTGTGTTCGGTATCTTCGTTTAGAGCCAAATTGACAAGACTGTTGCCCATGGTATTGAATCGATAGTCATGTTCCAATTCGATGTCGTGCTGTATGAGCCAGGCCGCAGGCACAGTGTGTGTTATTATTGCAATGGCCCTGATTTCCTGATATGTTTGCAATCGTTGAACACTTTTGGCAAGATAAGCAGCATCCTGCCAAGCACGAGCGGTAATTTGATTTATTGAATCTGTGCTAATGCCGTAGCGATCCTGCACCCAGGTCCGTGTTTCGGTAACTGATACAGCAGGATCAAAATCATGGGTCCACCATCCGTTGGTGGCCAACAGAGCCACGCCGTTGATCACTACCACATTGCCCTGCATGAATATCACATTGGGCATGGGAGCTACCACAGCAGTGATATCGGCGTAGCTTTGATCAAGATTGTCCAACTGGAATCTGTGTTCATCGTTGCCGTCAATGTAAAACACACCTTGGTAGCACCGACTGAGATGCCGGAGAGTGCGTTCTACCTGGTCTGGATCTCGGCCAATATCGCCGGCTACCACACAATAGGGACTGGTGGCCTGTCCGGTCCAGTCTGTGTGGTCCCAGGTCTCAACATGTAAGTCACTGATAAGATCAAACGAGAAAGTCATTTTTTTTCTTTTGTGCTAATTTTTTAAAATGCCTACGCCAATATTTTCCAGAGCCAATATATCTAAATGGGTCTTGGGAGGTATACCCTAAATATTTTAGTCCTGTTTTACGATGAGTCTTTTTGTATAGGGTGAGCAATTCCATAGATACATATTTAAAAGGAATTTATATGAACATAATATTTAGAGGCAATTTTGTACAAGAAATAGCTGATCGTTATACCCTGTTGGAACTGGACACAATTCGTATGCCCGATGGCACTGAGACCACGGCCTATTGCGTGGTAGAAAAAATACCGCTGTCGGAACTGACGCGAGTAGACGAACTCAAACAACTGCATCATGACATGATGCAACAATACAAAAACAGCGACTGGAGCACCTGCGAGAAAAGTCTAATGTCCTTGATTCACTGCTGGGGCACTGAAGTGGATAGTTTTTACGAAATCATGTTGCACCGAGTACAAGGTCTACAGACCAATCCGCCTGGGCCCGGTTGGGATCCTGTAATAGACAAGCAAGAATTTTAAACTGTGGCACAATATAAATATTGTTTTAATTATTGACCACAACACAGGAACAAAATATGACAGTATTGATACTGACCAAATTGGATCGCAACGAATACGAAAGCAACCGATTGGTAGAAAGTTTTGCAAACAAAGGTATTGAAGCAATGTCTGCTCATCCAGACGATTTTGACATCATTGTCAATAGAGACATACGCCAGGGCATCAAGTTGCGTGGTCAAACAATCAACATGCCCAAATTGGTATTGGTACGAATGGGAGCTGGAATATTGCCATTTCAGTTGGCTGTTGTTAGACATTTTGAGCAGGCCGGGGTTACCTGTGTCAACGGGTCTGAAGCAATTGAAACAGTCAAGGATAAATTGCGTACCAGCCAGATTCTAAGTAGGCATGGTATTGCTATTCCCAACACCATGATGGTGCGTTTTCCCATTGACGAACAGTTGGTAAAAGACAATATAGGATTTCCTTGTGTGGTCAAGGTAGTCACCGGATCCTACGGCGAAGGTGTTTATCTTTGCGAACGCAATAGAGATTTTAAAAAACTCATGGAGTTTATTGACAACTTGGGCAATAAAAAAACCATGATTGTTCAAGAATATCTTGGTGAACGTGTGGGCGAAGATCTACGTGTCTTGGTAATAGGCGGCAAAGTGGTAGGTGCAATGAAACGCAC